TTGACAAAGATTTAAAAACTGTCCCATGCAATTTGTCTTCTGATGGTTTACATGTTGAACGTATACCAGAAAGAATGGCTGACTATTGGTTTATGATACAAACATTAACTGGTGATAAAGTAGATGGTTATGATGGTGTAGATGGCATAGGTATAAAGACTGCTGAGAAACTTATTAAGAAGTATACTAACGTTCCCCTTTTAGACTTATGGAAAATAGTCAAAAAAATATACATTGAAAAAGGTTACACTGAGGCTGAAGCATTACAACAAGCTAGAGTTGCACGTATACTTAGACACGGTGAATACAATAAAAAAACAGGAGAAGTAAAATTATGGACAATATAAAAAACCCGTTACATTACAATAAAGGTAGCATAGAACCTATAGATTATATAGTTGCTAATCAGTTATCTTATTGCGAAGGTAATGTTATTAAGTATGTAACACGTTGGAGATACAAAGGACATGGAATAGAAGATTTAAAAAAAGCTAAACAATACATTGATTTTATTATTGATAAAGAGGCTGCAACAAAAGTAACAGATACAAAAGATGCTTGAACATAAACATATTATTATTAGAGCGACTGTTAAAAAACCACCTATACAAGTAGATGTTATTAAACAATGGGTTAGAAATTTAGTAGAAAAATTAAACATGAAACCATTGGGTGATACTGTTGCAGTCTATGTAGACAAAGAAGGTAACAGAGGTCTTACTTGTTTACAAGCTATTGAAACATCACACATTGTACTTCATTCATGGGATGAAGATACACCTGCTGTTGTACAATTAGATGTATATACTTGTAGTCATTTAAATAAACAAACAGTGTTTGATGCTTTAAATAAATTTGAACCAATTGAAATTAATTACTTAACATTGAATAGAGAAAACCATTTAGAAATAATACACATATGATAGATTACGAAAGAGATAACTTACTTACTGATTTTGGTAAGACAACATTAAAAGATAGATATTTATTAGCCAATGAAACTTCACCACAAGAAGGATTTATGCGAGCGGCAAAAGCTTTTTCTGATAATGAAGAAATGGCACAAAGAATATATGAGTATGCTTCTAAACTTTGGTTTATGTATTCAACGCCTGTTTTGTCTAACGCCGGTAGTAAAAGAGGCATGCCTATTTCATGCTTCTTAAATTATGTAGGTGATAGTAGAGAAGGATTAACAGGACATTACACAGAGAACGCTTGGCTTGCTTCTGTTGGTGGTGGCATTGGTGGTTACTGGGGACATGTAAGAAGTGATGGAACACAAACTTCTGGTGGTTCACAGTCCTCAGGTTCAATACCTTTTTTACATGTAGTTGACAGTGAGATACTTGCTTTCTCTCAAGGTAAAACTAGAAGAGGAAGTTATGCAGCATACATGGATATATCACACCCAGAAATAATAGAGTTTTTAGAAATGAGAAAACCTAGTGGTGGTGATGTACATAGAAAATGTTTAAACTTACATCATGGTGTAAATATATCAGATGAGTTTATGCAGTTAATAGACAACTGTATTAAAGAACCTACGTATGATGATAGTTGGAATTTGATAGACCCACACACTAAACAAATTGTTAGAACTATATCAGCTAGAGATTTGTGGTTAAAAATATTAGAGACAAGAGTTGCCACTGGTGAGCCTTATGTTTCATACATTGATACAGTGAATGAAGCATTGCCTGAAACACAAAAAAAACTTGGATTAAAAGTACATCATTCAAATCTTTGTACTGAAATAACTTTACCTACAGATGAGAATAGAACAGCAGTTTGTTGTTTGTCTTCTGTAAACTTAGAAAAGTATGATGAATGGAAGAATGATAAATTATTTATTCCTGATTTAATTAGGTTCTTAGATAATACTTTACAGTATTTTATTGACAAAGCACCTAATGAATTATTTAGAGCTAGGTTTAGTGCAAGCAATGAAAGAAGTTTAGGTTTAGGTGCTATGGGTTTTCATGCATACTTACAATCTAAAGGTATTGCTTTTGAAGGTGCACTTGCTAAGTCATTAAATTTAAAAATATTTAAAAGTATTAAAGAGCAAGCTGTAGAAGAAAGTAAAAGACTAGCAGTAAAAAGAGGTGAAGCACCTGACATGGAAGGTACTGGTATGCGTAATGCACACTTGTTAGCAATAGCGCCTAACGCTTCTAGTTCTATAATTTGTGGTACAACTTCACCATCAATAGAACCTTACAGAGCAAATGCATATGTACAAAAAACTATGTCTGGTTCATTCTTGGTTAAGAATAAATATCTTGAAAAAATATTAGAGAAAAAAGGTATTAACAATGATAAAACTTGGACATCTATTTTAGCTAACAGAGGTTCAGTTTTACATTTAAAAGAATTATCTGATAATGAAAAAGATATATTTAAAACTGCAATTGAAATTAATCAGCAATGGATAATAGAACACGCGGCAGACAGACAACAATACATTTGTCAAGGACAATCTGTTAATGTTTTTGTACCGGCTGATGTAAACATTAAAGAACTACATGACATACATATGTTGGCTTGGAAGAAAAAGCTAAAGACTTTGTATTATTGTCGTTCAGAAGCAATCAAACGTGCTGAATTAGTTTCTAAAAAAGTAGAAAGAACAATCATACCAGAAGCTGATTGTTTAGCATGTGAGGGATAATGACAGACAGTGGATTATTTGATGGTGTAAATTACAAGCCTCTTAAAAAGAAAAAAAGAAACAAGGGGGTTTTATGTCATCATTCTAATAAAAAACAATCAGTGCTATGGACAGTTTATCATACTGTCCTAGCATTTGAATTATTAATTTTAATTATAATAGAAGGAGTAGAATTATTTTATGGGTTTTAATAGTTATAAAATAAGAGATGGTAAACATATTCCATCTAAAAAGTTTAAAGAAAATTGGAATGATATTTTTGGTAAAGACAAAACTAAAGAAGAATTACCAAAAGAAGAACAAGATTATATCAAGGAGTTAGAAAAAAAGATATGAGTTTATTTGATACAAGAACGTACTACAAACCATTTGATTATGGTTGGGCTTTTGAAGCTTATGACATGCAACAAAAAATGCATTGGCTTCCAAGCGAAGTTCCTTTACATGAAGATGTAAGAGATTGGAATGAAAGATTAACAGTAGAAGAAAAAAATTTAATAGGACAAATATTAAAATTCTTTACACAAGGTGACGTAGATATTGCGCAAGCTTATCTTGATAAGTACATCCCTAAGTTTAAAGCGCCTGAGGTTAGAATGATGTTGTCTGCTATTGCAACAAGTGAAGCTAACCATGCACATAGTTATTCATTATTAAATGATACTATTGGTTTACCTGATAAAGAATACAAAGCATTTCAAGAATATAAAGAAATGGCTAATAAACATGAATACTTATTTACTTCTAAAGGTAAAGGTTTAGAAGGAATGGCACGAGAGATAGCATGTTTCTCAGCGTTTGGTGAAGGTTTACAATTGTTTGCATCATTTGTTATGTTATTAAACTTTCAAAGATATGGCAGAATGAAGGGTATGTGCCAAATTGTTACGTGGTCTATCAGAGATGAGACACACCATGTTGAAAGCATGATTAAATTATTTCATCAATTAATAAAAGAAAACCCAAATATTTGGACAGAAAAATTTAAAGCAAGTATTTATCAAACATGTAGAGACATGGTAGATTTAGAAGATAAGTTTATTGATTTAGCATTTACAATGGGTGGTATCAGAGGACTTAAAGCTGAAGAAGTTAAACAATATATTAGGTATATTGCTGACAGAAGACTGTTACAATTGTCTTTAAAACCTAATTATGGTGTAAAAGATAATCCTTTAGGTTGGTTAGACTGGGTTTTAAATGGTGTAGAACACGCTAATTTCTTTGAAAACAGAGCTACTGAGTATAACAAAGGTACCATAACCGGTAACTTGTGGGACTAAAGTGCCCTTTTTAGAAGAAAACAATATGATTGACCAAGATGATTTAGTGTTACCACAAACAGTAGATGAATTAGTTAAACTTTTAAACGAAGTTTACCCTGAAAAATCACCGTCTGTTAATGATAAAACTAATGAAATATATTTTAAAGCAGGTCAACGTGATGTTGTTAAGTTTATTAATACGTTAAAAGAGAGGACAGAGAAATAATTATGTGTATGTCAGCACCTAAGGTACCTCAAGTTCAGCCGGCTCCGCCGCCTGCACCTCAGGCTCCAATTGAAGAAACTAAAGCACCTACTGTAGAAACTGCTGTAGAAAGTGGTAAAGAAACAGAAGTACTTAAAAAGAAAAAAGCAGGTACATCCGCTTTACAAACTTCTTCTGGTTTAAATATACCTACAGTTTCAGGTTTAAATATAACTTAATATTATGTATTATAATAATATGTTACAACAAAGCGCTAAAGAGCGCTACGAAACTTTAAAACAACACAGAGAACATTTCTTAGACAGAGCTCAAGAATGTAGTGAGCTAACAATTCCATCATTAGTACCGCCAGATGGATTTCATTCCTCAACAGATTTATACAATCCTTTTCAATCGGTAGGCGCAAGAGGTGTTAACAATTTAGCATCTAAGCTTTTATTATTATTACTACCACCTAACTCCCCATTTTTTAGATTATCAATTTCAGGAAACGCTAAAAAAGATTTAGACCAACAAAAAGAAATTAAGTCAGAAGTAGAAAAATCTTTAGCAACTATTGAAAGAGAAGTGTCAAGTAAAATAGAACAACTTGCTTTAAGAGTTAGTGTGTTTGAAGCGCTTAAACATCTTATTGTTGCAGGTAACGTATTAACTTATCTTCCTAAAAAAGGAAACATGAGAGTATTCCCTCTTACAAATTTTGTATGTAAAAGAGATGCGTCTGGAAATATTATTGAAATAGTTATTAAAGAAACTATTCATCCAACATATTTAGATGGTAGTACATTAGAAAGAATTTCAGAATTTGAAGATTACAAACCAGATGAAGAATGTGATTTATATACACACATTTATAAAATGGATGATAAAAAGTTTTACACTTGTCAAGAAGTTAAAGGTGTTAAAATAGAAAGTTCTATTGGTACATACCCTATTGATAGTTTACCATACCAAGCATTAAGAATGGTTAGAGTAGACAATGAAGATTATGGTAGAGGATATGTAGAAGAATTTTTAGGTGATTTAAAATCATTAGAAGGTTTATCACAAGCACTTGTAGAAAGTGCGGCGGCTTCTTCTAAAGTAGTATTTATGGTTAGACCTAATTCTGTAACTAGAAAAAAAGATTTAGCTAACACTAGAAACGGTGATATTATTACAGGTAGTGCAGATGATGTTGCTGTATTACAATCACAAAAACAATATGATTTACAAGTAGTTGAAAGAAGTATTTCTAAATTAGAAGAAAGAATGTCTTATGCTTTCTTATTAAATACGGCAATACAAAGAGATGCTGAAAGAGTAACAGCACAAGAAATTAGATACATGGCACAACAATTAGAAACGGCTATGGGTGGAATATATTCTTTATTGTCTCAAGAATTTCAATTACCTTTGGTGACCATATTAATGAAAAGAATGTCTCAAGCAAATGAGATACCGTCATTACCTAAAAACTCTGTTAAGCCTACAATTATTACAGGTGTAGAAGCTTTAGGTAGAGGTAATGATTTACAAAAATTAAGAGAATTTGTTGCTGAGATTGCAAACTTAGCACAAGTAAATCCTCAAGTAGTTCAAACATTAAATACTCAGGATTTGATAAAACGGATTGCTACTGGTTTAGGCATTGATACTGAAGGACTTGTTAAGTCTGAAGAAGAATTAGCTCAAGAACAAGCTGACATGGAAGAGCAAATGCAAAACCAACAGATAATGGGAATGGCTGAAAAAGCTATTGCACCTGCTGTTAATGGCATGATGAAACAACAAGAACAAGGATAATTAAATGGTAGATAAAGTAGAGATACAAGCAGAAGAAACTGGTATTGAAAAACCAGAAGAACAATTAAATGAGACACAGTCAACACAAAGTAAACCTGAAGGCTTACCTGAAAAATTTAATTCAGTTGAAGATTTAGCTAAGTCATATGCAGAGTTAGAAAAAAAACTTGGTGGACAATCTCAAGAAACAAAAGAAGAAGTAGACCCTGTTGCTAAAGCACAGCCTAAAACAGAAACTAATAATAATAAATTAGATATAGCTGAAAAAGCAGTCTCTGACGCAGGTTTAGATATGTCTTCTTTACAAAAAGAATATTCTGAAAAAGGTGAGTTAGATACTAAATCTTACGAAGCTTTAGAAAAAGTAGGAATAACTAAACAATATGTAGATAATTACATTGCAGGTCAAGAAGCTTTGGCTAATCAACAAGCTAATGAAATTAAATCTACAGTTGGTGGTGATGAAACTTATCAAGAAATGGTTGATTGGGCTTCTAAAAATATGACTGAAGGTGAAAAACAAGCTTATAATAAAGCTGTGAATAGTGGAGACATGGACACAGTTAAATTAGCTGTTAACGCACTTAAAGGTCAGTTTGAAAGAGCTAACGGTGTTGAACCTAGACTTGTAGAAGGTAAAGCACAGCCTACTCAAGAACAAGGTTTTGAAAGTTGGGCACAAGTTACTGAAGCTATGGCTGACCCAAGATATGCTAAAGATATTGCATATCAAAATGAAATCAAAAATAAATTAGCTAACTCTAACTTATAGGAGATACAATATGTACGGAAAGAAAAAAGCTAAAGGTAAAATGTTAAAAGGTAGTCAGAAAAAATTACCAATGGCATTACAGAAAAAAATAATGAAGGCTAAGAAGAAAAAGTAATATGGCTAAACGAGGTCTTTATGCTAACATCCACGCAAAGCGTAAGCGTATCGCGGCGGGTAGTGGCGAGAAAATGCGTAAGGTTGGAACAAAAGGCGCACCAACAAAAAAACAATTTAAACGAGCGGCAAAGACAGCTAAGAAAAAGTAATGCCTGCTAAACGTTATCAATCTCCTTCTGGTGGTTTAAACGCTGCCGGAAGAAGATATTTTAAAAGAACAACTGGTGCTAATTTAAAAGCTCCAGTTACAGGAAAAGTAAAAAGAGGTTCAAAAGCGGCTAAACGTAGAGCAAGCTTTTGCGCACGTATGTCTGGAGTTAAAGGTGCCATGAAGAAACCTAATGGTCAGCCTACAAGAAAAGCTTTAGCATTACGTAAATGGAAGTGTAGATAGTTGTGCACGCTTTTTAGCGGGCAACTTGCCAACACATATTTAATAAAGTGTAATAACTTGACCACCTGCGGGTGACAATCTTGAATATGAAACTGAAACATATGTAGAGGCTTTTATAAATAAACGTCATAACAAGGAGAAACACTATGGCAAATGCAAGTCCAGTATCAGTTGGAAAAGTAAATGCAGGTGGTTCAGAAGACGCTCTGTTTCTGAAAGTTTTTGCAGGAGAAGTTTTAACTTCTTTTGAAAGAGCTTCAGTTACTCAAGGTGCAGAAATGGTTAGAAGTATTTCTAGCGGTAAATCTGCAACTTTCCCAGTAATGGGAAGAGTGGGTGCTTCGTACCATACAGCAGGTGCTGAAATAACTGGTTCAGATGTAAACCACAACGAGAAAGTTATTACAATTAATGACCTTCTTTTATCTTCAGTATTCTTATCGAATATCGAAGAAGCAAAAAACCATTGGGATGTAAGAAGTGCATATTCTACTGAAATCGGTAGAGCACTAGCTTTCCAAAAAGATAAGCATATCTTACAAACTATTGGTCAAGCAGCACAAGCTTCTGCAAACGTATCTGACGCAGGTTACGGAGCAGGAACTGTTCTAACAAACACTAACATTGCTTCAGCTACAGCTTCAACTGCGGCTAACGCTATGATAGACAGTTTGTTTGATGCGGCTAAACAATTAGATGCTAACTACGTTCCAAAAGAAGGTAGAAAAGCGTTTATCAAATTAGAAGAGTACTACAAATTAGCAAACGGTACTAACGTAACTAACGTTGACTTTTCAGGTCAAGGTTCAATTGCGGAAGGTAAAGTTGTTAAAGTAGCAGGTATTGAATTAATACCTACTGCACACTTTGTAAACTCTGCTATCACTGCGGCTCCAGAAGCAGGGTCAGCAACTGCGGGTGGTTCAAACCCTCAAGCTGTTGATTTATCAAACTACGTATGTTTGGTATCTCATCCTTCTGCATGCGGAACTGTAAAATTAATGGACTTAGCTGTCGAGAGCGAATATGATATTCGTAGACAGGGAACATTAATGGTAGCTAAGTACGCTATGGGTCACGGAGTTCTAAGACCTGAAGCGGCTGTAGGAATTAAAGAAGTATAATAAATACTTTACTTTAATCTTGAAGTGGCGGGGGCGCGAGAGTTAACCCGCCATTTCTATTTAATATTATAGGAGATTATGACTACACAAATTACACCAACTACTGAGTTACAAGCGATAAACATTATGTTATCAGTTATTGGAGAAGCTCCAGTAAACTCAATTACAGGCACAACATCTGTTGATGTCTCTACAGCAAAAAATATTTTAGATGAAACATCTATGTCAATTCAATCTCAAGGATGGCATTTTAATACACATGAAAAATACACAGCATTATCACTAGACCAAGATAATAAAATTCCTCTTCCCGCAAACTGCGTTAAAGCAGATGCAAGTAAAAACTTTAGATATTTAAATTTAACAATTAGAAATGGTTATTTATACAATTTAGAAAAACACACAGATGTTTTTACAGAAGTACCCAAAGAAGTTGATTTAGTATTAGTACAACAATTTGAACAATTACCTGAATACGCAAGACAATATATTACACAAAAAGCATCAAGAAGATTTGCTTCAAGATTTCTTGGTGATAGTGAAATTGTTAAACTCATTGCAAATGATGAGAATGAAGCATTAATGGCATTTCACCAAGCAGATAGTCAAGAAGCAGATGTCAATATGCTAGAAGGTGATAGTAATACATATTCAATAATTAATAGACCAACTAGAAGGACTTACTAATGGGTGGTGTAGTATCACAGAGTATTCCTAATTTTCTGAATGGTATCTCACAGCAAACACCAACGCAAAGAGGTATCAATCAAGGTGAAGAACAAATTAATTTACAGAATAATATTGTAGATGGTTTGTCTAAAAGACCTTCATTTGATTATATAGCAACTCTTGATAATACAAATGTATTTCCAAACACTACTAAATTTTGGTCTATACAAAGAGACAAAAACAATCAATATATGGTTGCTTTTTATAATGGTGGTGTAAGAGTTTGGGATTTACAAGGTAATGAAAAACCAGTTACTATAGCAAGTGGTTCAAGTTATTTAACTTCTACAAATCCTAAAAGAGATTTTAGAATGGTTAACATTGCTGATTACACTTTTTTGGCTAATAAATCTAAAACAGTATTAGCAGATACTACAACAAGTGCGGCTAAGATAGAAGAATTTTATATTAATGTAGTTTCTACAAATTATGGTAGAGAATATACTGTAGAAGTAAAACACCCTAACATGCCTTACGGTATTAAATCAGCATTACAATTACCTACAGGTTCAAATTTAACACATGATGCTAGTTACAGAGATACTACACATGTAGCTGATATATTATTTAGAGGTACGTCTAGCACGTATTGGGATGGTTCATCTTCAGCTAGTTTTAAATTAGTTAGAACTGACACCGGAGCAACACTAACTACAACACAAGGAATAGGAACTTATTCTGGAGTTACTAGTTATTTTACAATGTCAATATATCCTTCAGTTATTAGAGGTATATCAATAGATGGTAATGCTAATTATGAATTAGAAACAAGTGATGGTTCTGGTAATACTGCAATGTATTCTGTAAGAGATGAAATATCAGATTTTACAAAATTACCTTATCACGCAAGTACTGATAGTAAAATTAAAGTTACAGGTGATGAAGGAGATACATTATCTGATTATTGGGTTCAATATGAAACTGATGGTTTATGGAAAGAAACTATTGCACCAGACGTTAGTTTAGGTTTAGATAATTCTACAATGCCACATGCATTAATAAATAACAATGACGGTACATTTACATTTCAAGAAATAGATTGGAATGACAGAACATGTGGAGATGGTATTACAAACTCTAATCCAAGTTTTACAAATAACCAAATTAATAATTTATTATTTTATAAAAATAGATTAGGTGTATTATCAAGAGATAATTTAATATTTACAGAAAATGCAGAATTTTTTAATTTTTTTAGTAAAACAGTTACACAAGTTTTAGATACAGACCCAATTGATATAGCGGCTTCAGGTTCTGAAGTTAATACATTATTTGACAGTGTTGCATTTAATGAAAGTTTATTATTGTTTTCTGAAAAAGCGCAATACAAATTAGGCAGTGTTGGAGAAACTATTTCACCTACTTCAGCAGTATTAAATGAAGTATCAGCATTTGAATATGACAATGCAGTTAAACCAGTTTCAGCAGGTAAGTTTGCATATTTTGCTCAAGCAAGAAATAACAACAGTGCAATAAGGGAATATTTTGCAAATGATGATACATTAACAAATGATGGATTAGATATAACAGTATCAGTACAAGATTTAATACCATCTAATTTATATCAATTAATAAGTAATACTACAGAAGACACATTAATCGGTTTGGTTTCTGACACAGCAGACACACAAACAGCACCATATACTACTGGTACTAACATTACATCTACAAATGGTGGTACAATGTATATCTACAAATACTTTTTTGACAGAGGTGAGAAAGTACAAACAGCTTGGTCTAAATGGATATTTAATAATGCTAAGATATTAGGTGGTTTGTCTTTTGAAAGTTTTATTTATTTAATGGTTGTTGAAGGTACAAATACAAAATTAATTAAAATTGATTTAAGAAATTTAAAAGATACTACAATTGGTTTTGGTGTTTATTTAGATTTAAAAACAAACGTTACTGGCACATATGACAGTAATACAAATTTAACTACATTTACTACACCTTACGGTGTTAAAACAGGTTTGATAGCTGTAGATGCTGTTAATGGAAATAATTATTCAGTTACAAATACTACAGGTTCTACATATACAATAGAAGGTAACCACACTAATTTATACATTGGTATACCTTTTGAAAGTAAATATACAATGTCTCAACAATATGTTAGAGAAAGCTCTGGTAGAGGTTTAGTAGCTATTACTTCAGGTCGTTATCAAATTAGAAACATATCTTTTAATTATGAAAACTCAGGATATTTTCAAGTTGAAGTAACTCCTAATGGTAGAACTACAAGTTATTCTTTTATGAATGGATATATAATAGGAACAGCTACAAGTAAAGTAGGTGTACCTGCAATTAACTCAGGAACTATTAAAGTACCCGTTTCATGTAAAAACACAGATTTTATATTAGATATTAAAAGCGCTTCACATTTGCCTATGTACATTGCTAGTGCAGAAGTAGAAGGATATTATCATAACCGTTCAACAAGGATTTAAATGACCAGAGAAAACTACGTTAGACCCGCTATATTAAAAGACGCTTTAGAATTAGCGCCAAGAATACGTAAAGATGACAGAGCTGAAATTAGAGCATCTAATAACTCTTCACCTTTAGAAGCATTAGTGTTTCCATTTACGGAACCTAATGGTAAAATTTATAGTATTATTGGCACACAATCTGAAGGAGTTATTGGAATGTTTGGTGTAGCCAAATGTTCAGAACCTGATTATGGTGTAGCATGGATGTTGTCTAGTGAAATATTGTTTAGACATACAAAACAATTTATTAAAGAATGTCCACACTGGATAGATGAAATGGGTATGGGTTATAAATATCTTTATAACTTTGTAGATAAAAGAAATTGGAAGTCACTTAAATGGCTTCAGTATTTAGGGTTTGAACCAAAACAAGAAATAGGAGATTATGGTTTTGGTAAAATGCCATTTTTATTAATGATGAAGGAGACAAATAATTAAATATGTGTGATGTTATTACGGCATTAAAAATAGGTACAGCAGTAGTTCAATATCGAAACCAACGAGCTATAGCTAAATCTCAAATGACAGCTAATGCAGAAACAAGAAAAAATTCTGACGAAGCTTATTTGAACGATATAGCAAAAATTGATAGAGAAGCAGTATCAACTAGTCGTGAAGAAAAAGCAGAAAAATTTAGAATATCACAAGAAAATATTAAAAAACAAGCACAAGCTTTAAATATGAACGCAGGTAATGGTGCTAAAATAGTTCAAGATATAGCAGGAACATATGATATGCAATTTTTAGATGTTGCTAGAGATTATGAAACTGATGTAATTAAATTAATGGGTCAAGAAAGTGAAGCATACGCGGCACAACAAAGAAGATACAATGTTATTAAACCAGTGTCTATGCCTAGTCAAACAGGATTAATGTTACAAGTTGCAACTGCGGGAGCTGACGGTTATCAAAAATATCAAGAAAATCAAAAACCAAAGGTTAGTTAATGGCATATAAATCAAGAGTTACAAATAAATATATGGGAGCAACGTTTGCAGGACAAGTAAACGCGGCAACATCAACAGAAACATCTGATTTAATAAACATATTACAAAAAGATGTAAACCCTGCTTTAGAAAGAATTTATAATAAAGGTGTTGAAAAGAAAAAAGATACAGCAGTACAAAAGTTAAATGAATTATTATTAACTAAAGACACAAACACTGTACAACAGGAAATACTAGAAGGTAAACATCCTGAATTAAGTGGAAGGTATGTTGATAAAACTGTTCAGTACCATACAGGAAAACACCAAGCAGTTGATGCTATTACTAAAATAGAAGAAAATAAAAATAAATATAATTTTAAAGAAACTAATTTACCTGCATTTTACAAAGAATATTTACCAAGTTTTGCAGATAAAGATGGTTCTTATGCTTTAGGCTTTGCGGCAGTGTTTAATGAATATAAAGCTAAAGAAGCAATTAAAGATGCTGAAGTAAGAAATAAATTTGCTAAAGAAGAAAAAATTAAAGAAGGTGCAAAAATAGTTTCAGTAGGAGACGCAGATACATTTTGGGGTAAAGTTAATGGTTTAAAATCAGATTTACCACCAGAAGAAGGACAAACTAAAAAAAGACAACATTACACTAATGATGAAGCTAATCAATCGGCATATACATATATTACAAGTGCAATTGACACCGCACAAACTACTTCTGATTTATATAAAATAGAACAAATACTTGAAGCCGATAGAGGTATAGGTGAAGGTGGAAACCAATTAGGTTCATTAAGAAGTGTCAAAAACAATCCTACAATTACAAAAATTATAGAATCTTTTGAAACTAAAGAAAGAGTATTAGCTAATGCTGAATACACTGCATCTGTCAGAGCTAGAGAAACAGAAAAAAGAGATATAATTTCTGAAATATTTTCTATAGATAGAAGCACACCTGCCGGTGAAATAGAGTACACTACTAAAATTAAAGATGCTACTAGCAAATATCCTGAATTAAATATCACAATTAATAGTACTGCAAAAAATATAGCAGAATTAAGAGAAGATAAAAACAAAATAAGTAATATTAAAATTGATATTATGAATGGTGTTTATAATAGTAATGAAAAAGCTTTACTAGAAGATTGGAGAGATGCATCTAATAATCCAGAAACATTAGTAACTTTAAATAGTTTATTAGTAGATGCTAAAAAATATGAAAATAATAATTACTCACCACCTTTTGAAGAAAAAGCATTTACAGATACTGTAGGTAAAATTAATCAAATTATTGTCAATTTAGTTACTGATATAGATAAAAAATACAATTCACAAAAAAATCAATATGTATCAGATTTAATTCAACAAGAAATGCAAAATGATTATATGTCTTGGTTAGAGCAAAATCCTAAACCATCTAGAATGGCTGATGCAACTGTAAAAAATGATTGGTTTGTTTCACAACAAAAATTCTTTAATGAAACATATAATGAAAAAATAAAAAATTATAGTAATCCAACATGGTTAAGTGCGTTAGCAGATAGAATAAACAAAGAAGGAATTGATTTAACTTCTTCAATTGATTTAGATGACATTGTAACTGAATACTATGAAAATAATGTTGCAACAGCAGTAGAAGGATTTAAACCTTTTACATCACAAATAGTGTCACAAGCAGAAGCTAGTTTATTATCACCTGTTACAGTAATGATGGAAAGCACAGACTTTCAAAGATTATTAAATACTAAAGGTTTTGAAAATTTTAAAACTGATAAAGATGCACAAAAATCATTAGCAGAAAGATTAATTAAAGATTTAAAAATAGATGCTGTAGATTACACTGACCAAATAAATCAAGTTATAGATAACATCAATACTAATGTTCAAAACTTTCAGTTACCTAAAATTGAAACATACACACCATTAGGTTTATTTGAAAAAGGTTCTAGTATAGAAGCACAACAAAATTTCTTTATTAATACTTTAGAACAAATTACTGGTAGACCAATGACTAAAGATTTATATAATAGAGTTTTATCAGAAGACGCAAAATTAAATTTAGCCAAAGCATTTAATATTAGTTCCGTTCAATTAGATACTTTAGTTAGCGAATATTTAAAATAATATAAGGATAATCAATGGCATTAGAATTAGGTATTTCTTGGGAAGATGAAGATGTAACTATTAGTAAAGAAGGCGGTATAGCAAATAGAAAAAAGAATAGAAGAAATAGAATAGAGCGTCAAAAGTATGATGCTATGCAAAAAGCTGAGCGTCAAAAACTTGCTTTAGATAAATTACAATCTGATGAATTTGAACAATTATTAAAAAGATATTATTCTGGCGGATTAAGTGATAAAAATAACGCTATTACAGGTGGTAAAAATATTAATGATTATACTAAAACTGAAATAATAGAAAAGTTTTATCAAGACAGAATTTGGAGCGAATATAATACTGTAGGTATTGTAAATGATGTTGGACAAGTTTTAGCTAAAGATGACCAGTACAAAAATGACTGGGCAGAAATAACTCAAGTATATGCAGACTTACCTTACTTTGGTGGTGAAACAATTGGTTTTGCTAAATGGGCTAAAGATTTTGTACCTGCATTGATAGCTGACCCTATTAACTTATTTAGTTTAGGTTCAGGTAAAATTATTGCAAGAGAAGCAAGTAAAACTGCAATAGATGTATTGACTAAAAAAGAATTTCAAAATCTTGCTATGAAAAAAGCGGCTATAGAAATAGGTAAAAAAGAAGCCGCATATGGAGCCGCTATAGCAACTGGTTCAGACTTAGCTAGACAAACTGCTGAAGTTGATGCCGGTTTAATGACAGATTATAATTTAACAAGAACATTAATTACAGGCGCAACAGGTGGTGTTGCACAAGGTACTGTCGGTGCCGGTATGTCAGCATGGTCTGCTAAAGGTAAAGCAGGTAGATTTTATGATAAAGGTGATGGTTTTAAATCTGATTACAATAGAGATTTTGCTTGGGCAGGTAGTAAATCTGACGAAACTTTTTCTGGTAAAGATGGCTCATCAAAAAAATTCCCACCTGAAACACCATCACAAAAACCCCCTAAAAAAATAATAGATAGAACAAGTGAAGTTAATACTATTAACGATAAAGTTGTTGAGATTAAAAGAAGAACACCAATTATTAATCTATCTAAAATAAATCCAGATGAACCTCACAATGTAGTTGTACAAGAAATTAAAACAAGTATTAATGAATTGATAAAAAAAGGTGAAGTAAGAACCACTGAAAGAACTGGTTTATTTAATCAAATTAAAATAAAAGCATCTAAAATATTAGGTAAAGAAAATGCTGATGAGTTAGATAAAGAATTAAAAACTGTTGCTAAAATTGCACCAGATTTAGCACCTACTATTTATGCAGGTCGTGTCAATATTTTAAACAAAAGTAAAGAAGTTTCTGAAATTAGAAATTTAGCTGATAATGCAGTTGACATGGATGAAAAACTTGCAGTCACAGAAAAATTAATAGAAGCTATAGATGAGAAAAATGCTCTTATTAAAAATCATGTTGAAACTGTTCAGGGTGTATCAGACGCATTAAACCAACAAAAATTAATGGTTGAAATGACAGAAGCTGATAAATTAAGAATGGAAACAGATATTGCAATTGCAAAAGAATTACCTGAGTTAATTGCTAAAATTAAAAAATTACCTGCTTCACAAAAAATAAAAGCAATTAATGATTTAGCTGATATATCTAAAAATGATTACAAAATGAACAAAGTAATCAAAAACATTAATAGAAAAATGAAACAAAAAGATGTTACTTTCTTTGAAGCTTACAATGAATATACCACAGCTAACTTACTAGGTGACCCTACTACACATGAAATTAACTTATTGTCTGCCGCAACTAAATTTCAATTACAAATAGTTGAACAATTTACTGGTGGATTAATTAGTTTTAAAAATGGAAATAGAAGACAAGGTATAAATCAAATATTAATGGCAGGAGATTTATTAGTATCTCAATTAAGATTTTTTCAAATAGCTATGAAAAAAGCTAAACTATCATGGAAAGCTAATAGAAGCATAGGAGATTCTTTAGAACATAGATTTGATGGTAGACAACAAAGAAATATGGAAACATATTTTGACCAACTAAAAGCATCTGATAATATTTTTAAACAATTTGCAGGTAAAGCGGGTACACCATTAGGTAAACTATCATTCTTAACTTTAAGATTGCTAGGTGCCGGTGATACAATGATGAAAAATATATTTAACAGAAGCGCAAGAGTTGCTAATGTTAACCAAAGAATGAGAGCTTTTTATCCTGAATTATGGAAAGATAGAAAGATATTTAATAAAACACAAATTGTAGCGTTAGAAGATAACATTAGAAATATAAAAGAAAACATTAGATTTGAACAAGCACAAGATACAATTAATGTTAAAAAGTTAGAAAAGTTAAATAAAAAACTTGCTGATTTTGAAAAACAAAAAGTTGAACAAACACCATTTGAAAAGAAATGGTCTGAATTATATTATCAATATGAAGATGAGTTTGGTAACTTTAGAGAAACAAAAACATTTAATTCTTTAGAAGCATCATCATTAGATGACTTAACTAAGTCAGTTGCTAATGACCCTACATATGTAGCAAGAACAGGTTCATTTACTCAAAATCTTAAAAATGAAATGTTAGACCCTAATCAGTTTTATCCTGACCAAAAACAAAGTAAATATAATATAGGTGATTGGTTATTAAAAACTGTAAATAAAATGCCTTTAATAAGAGTATTATCAAGTTTACACTTTGTAAAAACACCTGTAAATTTATTTAAGTATGGTTGGCAAGCAACACCTGTTCTTAATAAATTAAACATGGAATTTAGAGCAATGCAAAATGCTTCTGACCCAATTGTAAGAAACAAAGCTCAAGCGATACAAGGTGTAGGAATGGCTGTTTATGGATTAGCAACATACTATACAGTGCAAGGTAGATTAACAGGTTATAAAGAAAAAGATAGAAAACATAGATTTGCTTATAAATGGGAAGATGAAAATGGTGTTACACAATATACACAATTGTCTCGTTTCTTTCCTTTGTCGATACCATTTATGGTTACTGCATCAATACAAGATGCTTTAGAAGAAGCAGGTGATATATTTAATGACCCATTACACAGCGCTGAGCAAGAAAGATATTTAGATTTTATGCGTCATATTGCAGGTGCTTCAATGTCTTTATGGTCTAATATTTTTGCTAGTAATTTAATGACACAAGATTTCTTTAAATTAACAGAAATATTTTCTGAAACAGAAGCAACTAACGAAGAAGGTGCACAAAACATTTCTAAACTAGAAAGATATTTTGGAAGATTTGGTTCTAAAAATGTTCCATTAGCTACTTCTTGGAGATGGACTAATAAAGTATTTGCAGATGCTGAAGCAGAATTAGTAACAGCATTAGACCATTTAAAACAATCAACACCTTATGGTTTATCTAAAATAATTAATGAAAAATATTTAGGTGGTAAATACGAAATGTTAAATTATGGTGATGCACTATCTCCTAAATCTGACCCACTAGGTAATGTATATCCTAAACCTAAAGGATTATTATTAGGTCAAGCACAAGATATGTTTCCAGTTACTACACACTGGAGTTCACAAATGCTAGATAGTAATGGTGATAAAATTACATTATCAAAAGAAGCACAAGAAAAATTAGAAACTTCTAATATACTATGGGAAAGACCTCAGTTTACTTTAAATATAGGAACTAAAAAACCTTTGAATATGAAAACAAATATGATTATTCAAATGAAAAGTCCAGTAACAGGTGAGACAATAAAGTTTCCAGAAGGCACTACAATGTATGAAGCTATGCGTCAAGTTAAAACTCAAATTAAAATAGGTGGTAGAACACTTAATGAAACATTTCAATATGAGTTAGAAAACCCTACTTCTGAATTTAATAAGAGATATGTGTCTAACAAATTGTTAGGTGGTAAGTATATAGGGGACACTTATTTACTTTCTCGAATTAGAGAATTTGAAAGAGAAGCTAGAGAATGGATTAAAAGTTATGGTTTAATTGAAATGAATGGCAAAGTTACTACCGTAAATGCTCTTAAAAAATCAGCAGAAATGATAGAATTTCAAGAATTATTTGGAGAATAGATAAAGTACCCCTTTTAGAAGAGATAAACACAAAATATGGCTAATTCATTCGTAAGATACACCGGAAACGGTACAACTACTACATACGCTATTCCTTTTAGTTACCGTAGTACAGATGACTTATCTGCTACAGTAGCGGGTGCTAGTGTTACAGCATATACTTTGGATGCCGCAGGTACTAACTTAACGTTTACTACAGCTCCGGCTAACAATGCGGCTATTGAAATAAGAAGAACTACAAGCCAAAATACAAAATTAGTAGATTACGTATCAGGTTCAGTATTAACTGAAAACGATTTAGATACAGATAGTGACCAAGCTTTCTATATGTCTCAAGAGGCTATAGACAAAGCAGGTGACGTAATATCATTAGATAACGTAGACTTTAACTGGAATGTACAAAACAAAAGATTAAAAAATGTTGCAAACCCTGTAGATAATACAGATGCTGTTAACAAACAATTTATATCTACAAACATTCCTAACATCACAACTGTTGCAGGAATAAGCACAGACGTAACTACAGTAGCAGGTATAAGTTCTGATGTTACTGCTGTTGCGGCAGATGCTACAGATATTGGTACAGTTGCTACAAACATAGCTTCAGTAAACACAGTAGCAACAAATATTGCTGATGTTATTAAAGTTGCTGATGATTTAAATGAAGCAATCTCTGAAGTAGAAACAGTAGCAAATGATTTAAATGAAGCAACGTCAGAAATAGAAGTTGTTGCTAATAATATTACTAATGTAAATACAGTTGGTACAAACATAGCAAATGTAAATACAGTAGGTGGTATTTCAGCTAATGTTACTACAGTTGCAGGTATCAGTGCAGACGTAACAGGTGTTGCGGGTATTTCAACTGCTGTATCTAATGTTAACTCAAATAGCACAAACATTAATGCTGTTAATGCTAATTCAGCTAACATAAATACTGTTGCAGGTATTAATGCAGATGTGACAACTGTTGCAGGAATATCAAGTGATGTTTCTACAGTTTCAACAAACAATGCAAATGTTACTGCTGTTGCAGGTAATGCATCTAATATTAACACAGTTGCAGGTAACACAACTAACATTAATACAGTAGCAACTAACAATGCAAATATTACAACAGTTGCTGGAGCAAACACAAATATTAATACAGTTGCAACTGATATAGCTAATGTTAACACTGTTGCTACAAACATACCTTCAATAAATAGTTTTGCGAACACTTACAGAATTGGTGCAACAGACCCTACAACTTCATTAGACGAAGGTGATTTATTTTATAACTCAACAGATAACGCTTTAAAATATTACAATGGAACTGCTTGGCAACAAATTACAGCAGATACAGATGTTAAAACTTTAGTATCAGCTAATGATACTACAGCAGGTTTTTTAAATGGTAAATTAGTAGCAGGTTCAAATGTTACATTTACTGAAAATAATGATGGTGGAAACGAAACATTATCAATTTCAGCAACAGACAATTCAATCCCTTTTGCAATTGCACTTGGATAAATAATTAAGGAGAAAAATAAATATGGCAAATAACTTTAATTCAACAACAGCTAGTTTAACTGATGCTACGTTGACTACAGTTAAGACCACTACATCTAACAAACAAGTTATGATTGGTTGTCTGGTATCTAATACTGGCACAACTTCTATACTTATAGATATAGTTCTTAATGATGGTTCTAACGATAGATACATTGTTAAACAAGCACCAGTTCCTGTTGGAAGTTCTTTAGAAGCAATATCAGGAAAAGTAATTATTCCTAATGGTGGTGCTGTTAAAGTTAAGTCTGACAATGCTTCTGGTATTGCAGATGTAATTATTTCAACATTGGAAGACGTAGCGTAATGTATTTAGGAAACCAACCTGCATTAAGTTACACAAGTTTTGCTAAGCAAGACTTCACTACAAGTGCGACTACATCTTACACATTGGATAATCCAGTTGCTAACGCAAATGAGTTAGCATTATTTATTAACTTTGTAAGACAAGAACCTACAACTGCATATACTGCAAGTGGAACTACATTAACATTAACAAGTGCTACATCTGCATCAGATGATATGTACTGTGTGTTTTTAGGTAAAGCTGTTCAAACTGTAAATCCTCCAAGTGGCTCTGTTGGAATATCACAACTATCTGCTACTGGTACAAAAGACGCAACTACATTTCTAAGAGGCGATAATACATTTGCTAGTGCTGGTGGAAATATGAAACCAGCTTTTTATGCAGAAAGAAGTACAGTTCAAAATACTACTGATGCAACAGATACAAAAATACAATTTAATTCTGAAATTTTAGACACAGATTCTGCGTATGATAATTCTACTAACTATCGTTTTACTGTACCAAGTGGAAAAGGTGGAAAATATTTTGTTTTTACAGGATTAAGTATTTATGGCTCTGTTGCATATTCAGTATATGACAGTTATTTAAAAATTTATAAAAATGGAAGTGTATTTTTATCTGAACAACATTATGAACATGATGGTACACCTAATGGTTCTGTATCTTTTCATATAGGTAGAGTAATGGATTTATCTGCTGGAGATTATTTAGAAGTTTATAATTATTGTGATGTAAATGGTGGTAATCCACAAGTAATTGGTGGAACAGGTTCAA